AAACGATTTGCCAATGTGGATCGTATGGATCTTGTCAAGATCATTTGGGATTTCTAATTTGTCCAAGACTTCTTTGGCAATGATCTCTGGATTGATTTTGTTGATTTTTTTATCAGTTTCGTTTAGCGAAAACGAAGGCTTGCCATACTTAGCCCAGTCAACCTCCAAAAGTGAATGATCTTTTTTATCTCCCCAAACTGGACTACAATTTTGAGCGTAGCAATAAGAGTACAGCGCAACAATTTTTTTGTTATATGCGCTAGCCAAATGAACAGAAAGACTATCTACACCAAGATAGATAGATGAATTTTTAATAATATACGCTAATTGATTAATTGAAGTTTTGCCCCTCAAATCAAGATCAACCCCATAAACTGATTGATCGCTAGGCACTCCAAGATGAACAATTTTATATTCTGGGGCATACTCTTTTATGAAAGAAAATACCTTGTGCCAGTAATCATACTGGCGAGAGTTGCCTTTGCCGCTGGTTTGAAATGCTACGTATTTGTCCAAAGTTATTGGATAATACTGCAAATTTATAAACGGCTTATCGATTTTAACCCCACAGGACAAAGCGTATCTATCTAAAATATGCATATTAAGCTTTTGTATCGAATTGTATAATGTCTTTGCCGTTATGTTGATAATCAAAAACTTTTTGAGTTCCTACGTGCGGAAGGAAAGCGATGTCAAAATACCCCTCTCCCCCAGCATGGCCCTCCATAGTCAAAAGATTTTCCATAAACGGACTGAAGACTATCTTTTTGTGAATATATGGATTGCAATCAAGGATTTCAAAAAATTCTGGCTTTGTAGAAAAGTATATGTTATAATTTGGATAGATTTTTTTAATTGATGGAAGCAGGGAGGTGCAGAGAAAAACATCTCCTGCGCTTTGTGGAATAGCGAATAAAATTCTTCTTCCTTTGTCATCTTTATCCAAGAGATCTGAAAGCTCAACTCTAGTATTTTCTTGATTCTCTTTGATGGCTGTCTGCTTAAAATAATTTAAAATATTTTCTTTAGAGATGCCATTTTTTATTTGGTTGAGCCAGCTTTTGACGCCGCTGTCTTCGGAGTCAACATTTGTTTTGAGAATATTCTTATACAAATCAATTATCCAACTAGTGTCATCGTTTGATTGCGGGGGCTCATAGTTAGGGTTTCGAAGCTCAAAAGATGAAGAATAATTCCACGAAATAGGCGGCGCTTCGTCTATAATTTTTTCTATTTGCTTGCCAATGACTTCAGCAGAAAGATTGTCCAAGACGAACTGTCTTCCCCTTTTGCCAATTTCATTGCGCTTAGAAACTGGCATGAAAGCGACTCTTTCTAACTTATCTGCGATAGACTCTGGAAGAGTAGTCGCTTTAATAAAGTTCGTGCCAGGTTCATAATACGGCTTCCAAGAAAGAGGCATGCCCCCGCTTTCATCAGTGCAAAAATCTTCTCCACAAGAATAGTTGGTAACGAGAGTAATTAATTCTGTAAGTTTTGCTTCTGTTACTGGAATTTCCTGCCCACCACTAGTAAATGGGTGGCAATAAACGTCCATCAGATTATAAACTTCGTTAAGTTGTTCTTCGCTTACGCCATTGTGGATATTTGTGGTTTCCACCGTATCTTTCCCATCGCAAAGTCTGCATGCAATTTTTTGACCGCAAAAAGGTTTAATGTCATACTGCCTGCATTTTTTGCAGAAGTAAGTAGTTAGGACATCAGAGTTCTCAATCCCGTTGTCTTTAATTAGTCTTTGAATATCCCAACCTTCTGACCAGTGAGTGTGCAGAAGAAGTTTAGGTTTGAGCTTTGGATTTTTATCTTTAAAAATCTTAAAGCCCTGCATTAAATTTGGAACGCTTTTTCTTAATTGGTTCCTAAAAACAAAACCAATAATAAACTCATCCGTCAATCCAAACTCTTTTCTTAAAAGTTTTCTTTGTTCATCTTTGTGTCGAAAAAAGCATGACGTTTCTGTTGCTCCTCTCAATGTTTTAATTGATCCTTCTGGGAGCCCAAGTCTTTTGACCTCTTTTTCGACAAATGCGCTCCAAGCATAATAATGCTTTACTTTTGGAATGATTTTAAGCGCATCTGGGTAGATTGGCAAAGAATCAAGAGTTGTCCATACCATACAATTTTCATTCCACCATTTCTTCTCGACCAATGGGGACAACGCCCAAATATCCTCTACTCCAATATAAAAATCAGGCTTCGCTTCTTTAATTAATTCGTCTATTTCAATTACTCCATAGCTAGCCATTCTGATCTTTGTTTGATCAGAAGAAAGTGCCTGTAGTTTCCCCTGTTCTGGAAGAGTGCCAAAAGCCTTCCAAGGAAGGGTCTTTAGGTCTTCGGCATTCTTAGTCTTTGAATTGGCAAACTCGATGATGTTGTATTTGCCAGTTCGATAAAGATATCTCAAAACATTTTTAGCGTTCTTGCCGAATCCTGTAAACATTCGGCTATGATTGCTATGGAAAACTACAGTCTTTTTCATTCAGAAAGATCGAATGACTTACGGAGATAGTTCTCTAAGTATTGGGCAATAAGCTCGCCTTCTCCAAGCTCAAAACCAATAAGAAATGATTGTTCGCCTTTCTTGATGGAAAAAGAAAGAGCAGCGTCGCCATTCTTCTTTTGATAAGGCCCAAACATAATAGATGTAGTAGAGCCTTGAAAGGCGTGAACCGTCGAGAACTTTGATCCAAGACGGACTGCTCGGATAATGGACGCAGCCTCGGCTTCATTAAACTTTAGAGAAGCGGTCTTCTCTGGGTTCTTTGCATTTTCGCTAAAAGAACCTTTCTTTGTCTGATCGTTCCAGCCAGCTTGCTTAATAAAGCTGACATAAAGATCTACACCCTTTTCTTCCTTCTTGTCTACCGTATTAAAGGATACGGCTGTACCTGTATTCGATCTATTTGGTTTATAAAAATTAAGGCGCATAAATCATCGTTTTAAGATGATAAATGCGCCCTTTGTCTTTTAAACTATTTATTACTCTATGATTACTCTGGAAACATCCTCTTCTTTCCACTCTGTTTTCTCGTCCATTGAGCCTTCTGACTTCTTCTTCTTTCTTTTGTATTGAGAATAACAAATTGCGGCTCTTTGCTTTTGGTTTGGATACTCTTTATTCATTGTCTCTGAGCCCATGCAAGAGGCAATGAAATCATCCTCTTCTTGATTCTTTTTTGGTGTTGGTAGTGGCATATAATATATTTACACTGAATTAAAGGTAAGGATCGGGTGCCAAGATAACCTCTGGGTCCAGCCCGATCTGAGTGGCCATACCGCGAACTGTTTGGTTATTGTTCCAAAACCAAGAAAAGCCCTCCCAAAGAAACTTTTGCTCTGCTGGGAGCGAGGCTATCAGCGCCATCAAGTCGGGTAGTTTGTTGGCTTCTAAAACTCTGCTGGTGATAGTATCCTTAGTAACTCTATAAGGTAAGACAGTGTCACGCTCCGCGATCTCTTCTGGCGTCAAAGCTTGAACCGTTACTGTATAAACCCAACCGTTCTCAATGTAAGGCTCACAGCCAACAAGCTTTTCGGTGGCTGGGTTATACTCTTTCCAGAGGTTAACCTTCATTGCGTTATTTTCGGAAAGAAAAGAGTCGTTAGGGCCGCTAGGCGGAAAGCTAGTGTTGGGAAATAAAGCTCTGTAGTCACCAACTTGAGTGACTTGACCATTGTTGATGATGGCGATATTCATAATTAAAAGTCAGGGAAAGGAGCAGTGGGAGGAGTAAAATTCGAAGTATAACGAGCGACGCCTTTAGTAAGTCTAAAATCATCTATGTAACCGTTCAGTGGCCAATATACTGATGCGCCGACAAGGTTTGCTCCAACATAAACAAAGTTGGTTGAATTTGCTGGAGATGCTGTTGTGGTTCCGACAGACACTCCATTTAGGTAAAGTGTTGTAGTTGTGCCGCTCCTGCAAACTGCAACATGGTTCCAAGTGTTAAGACTAAATAAGTCTCCAGCAGTAGAAATTTGCTCAACTGATGCCACAGCATATCTTAGCACCAATTGTCCAGACAGGCGCCGATACATTAGTCGCCAATCATGTTCCCCCTGCTGAAAAAGCGAAGATTCAGTATCAGCCAAACTATTGTTCATGCCGTAAAACCAGCATTCGACAGTGAAATCGCCAGAACTTAAATTGGCTGATTGACCAAGTCCAGCTTTGATATAGCCATTCGTCGCAAGGTTGGTGGTGCCATTAAAATACAATGATCCCGTCCCGTACTTTTTGACGCTAGTGCTAATCTGCGCGTTACCCACCGTCCCCAAACTACTCATCATTGCATTGTCCACAATAGAGCCATTAGTGAATCTGCCCAAAAATGTTGTTTCTGGGATAGCTGTTAGAGGTTCAGTTGGCGGGGTAAAATTGGCAGTATATAAACATTTACCATTGATGACTCTCAAGTCAGATATAGTTCCAGTAAAGGGATAATTATAAACTCCTCCAAATACAATATCACTTGCGTTTATTCCGATTCTGCTTTGCCAAGCGCTTTGAGCGCTTCCGCTGTTTAGATTTAATTCTTTTCTAGCGACGGGGGTTGTTGTTGAAATTCCATTTATGTATATGTTAATTAAATCATTAGCCCCCCTAACTATTGCAACGTGATTCCATTGGTTGAGAATTACAGAATTGCTTGAAGTTATAAATGTGCCGCCCCAATTGTTCCAGTTTCCATTAGAGGCTTGCATAACAACTCGTCCGAGAGAATCAATAAAAACCCTCCACCCTCCATTATGCCCGCCTTGCCAATACCAATCATCAAATAGAGCGTAAAAATTACCTGAATATGCAGAAATATAAACCCAGCACTCTGCCGTAAAAAAGCCGGCAGTTAGTTTCAAGCCTCTATTTGCCACTTGAAGCCAATCTCCGCTATTAAAATATGCACTGCCTCCAATTCTATCTGTTCTGTATAAAGTATCTGGACCAAATGGAGAAAATCGCTGAACAGATGGGGTTCCATTTCGATTTAAAGTCAAAGATGTTGGACTTTTGTCTTCAAATCTATTTGAAGCGCAAGCTAGTATTTTAGTATTTGTGATAGCCGTAAGTGGAGTCGAAGATGGTGTAAAATTTGAAGTATAAAGCGCTGTTCCTATAACAAGTCGCAAATTAGAAATGTGACCAGTGAATGGGTGATATATTGTGGATGCATCAAGAACTCCACCAATCACTTGCTGACCATTAGAGTTAAAGATTGTCACATTATCTGATGTTTCTGAGCCGATTTGAACTCCATCAAGAAATGCTCTAGTAGTGCCACCAGAACGACAAAAGGCTACGTGATGCCATTTGCCAACTGTCATTGTTCCGCCATAAACCCTGACTACGTTTCCAGCAGCTAAACCAGTTGTGGAGTAAATAAAAGTAAGTCCTCCATCGGTGTCGTAGCTAAAAAAATAACCATAATTTCCATTGGTATTCCAGCGGGCAAAAAATGTAGCCCAATCAGTAGAAAAAGAAGATCCATTTGCCCAGCACTCGAATGTAAAATCTGAAGCGCCAATGTTAAGATTTGCATTGTTAGCGCTTCTTAAGTGCGCCGAACTTCCTGCAAGCGCTACACTCCATCTATCTCCATAAGGACTAAATGATCCCTGTGCTACATTTCCAGTTCTAGTGATGGCGTTATTACTTGCGCTACTGTCTAAAAACGTATTATTCTGTGCCCCGTTTGTTCCATCTCCGTGCAACAACAGGGTTACATTTTTAAAATTCGGGTCTCTTAGCCCCGCAGAACTTCTTACGAAGTGGTGCCTCATAAAACGTTGCCAACTAAAGCGCCGTAAATTCTAGTGTCGATCTTCCAGAATTGCAATACAGTATACCCAGTCGCCGCCAAAACTGGCGCGTTGCCGCCAACCCAACTAACACCGCTAATTGAGCCTGTGCCCCAAGTTGCTCCTGTCCAAGTCAAAGCGTAGCCGCTACCGTCATCCACCATCAAAGTAACGCTTTCGCCTGCAAGAAAGTTAGTAGCTTGCGGACTGCGGTTTGCGGCAAGAGCAACCAATTGAATCGACCCATTGCCCGGATCAACTTCAAACCCAACACCGTCATTGATTGTGTAGATATCTTCCTTTATTGTCCCAACGATAACTGGGTCTGTAAGTGGGCTTTGAGCGCTTACCAATCCTGCGGGTGCTAATGAGGTCAGGTTCATAATTAAATGGCAGAGAGGTTCATGCCTTAGTATTTACACTAAAATAGACTGCAATCAACGAACGATAAGCTGCATACCTTCACTAGATACAACCCCAGCAGAATTTGAAACAGTAACGGTATATATCGCAGCGTCTGATAACTTGAGGCTTTCAAGCTTTAAAGTTGGGCCTTTTGCACCCTGTATGATAGTTTGGTTCTTTCGCCAAACAAATGTAAACGGTCCTGTGGCTTGCGAATCAACTCTGGCTCTAAGCGTGATATCTTGGTTCAGATAAGCGTCTACTTCCAAGCTGTATAAATCACCAGAGGCCAGCCATATATTTTTGCCTAAATGCAATAACTGCCATTGAGACCCATAGCCTGCGACAGTAAATGAATTATCTGGGCTAATTAATGTGGCTCCTCTTATCGCAGATATTTTTATTGTCTTGTCTGTTAAAGCAGAAAAATAGATTTTATCGCCAACCTGAAATTGATTTTTGCCAGTTGCGGGAGCTACATAAACTGTAACGCTCTTCGATTTTACATCACTAAACGCGATCATAACATCTTCATCTGCAACTGAAATTGTGTGATCAGTTTGTTTGTAAACAACTTTATCTTGAGCTAAAACTGATAGCGACAAAGCCACCCAAAAAAATAAATAAGATAAAAACTTCATAAATTTTGTGCGGTATTATGTATTTACACAAAAATAAAACCCACAGTTTCCTGTGGGTTGAAGTCTTTATTCTACAAGCAGTTAGCGCTTTGTAGTATAAGTGCGACCCTTGAACGAAACAGAGGTAATGCTAGACTTTGCGATTCGTCGAACCTCGCCAGCATTACGATCTTCTACAACAATAGTTGCAATTGATTCGCCAATGTAGCGGGCATTGATAGTTTCATTCTTGGTTTCAAGACCAAAGTAGCGACCAGCGCTATTTCGGATTACGTTGAGTGCGGTATTATTTGTTTTTGCCATAAGTTTCCTTATTTCCAGAGATAGTAAAAGTCTCTTATTGATTTGTCAATATTTTTTTCTAGATAAAGTTTATCTGAAATTTTTGAATAAAATATGGAAGATTGTCCAATCCAATATTTTAATTTTACAGGGTCTCTAAGGCCAAATGTCATGTATTCAGAAATTATTTTTGAATTGAAATAGGCAAAAATAAAATAATTTGACAATTCTTCGTAATTATATATCAAGTCTAATTCATCTTTATTATAAGTTTCAACGAATCTATTGAATGTGTCATCAGAACAATTCAAAAGAGTTTTTGTTAACCAGATATCTAAGTATCTATTGCCATTGCACGAATACTCAAAGTTAATAAATTTAAATTCAGAACCAGTGTATATAATATTTTCTAAGCAAAGATCGAAATGGCAAAAATTGCAATGTGTTGGATTTTTTTTGTAAGTTTCAGCAAAAAGTATTTTTAAAATTGAGAATACATCAACTATTGGATATTTTCTATAAATTCTCATCGCTTCTATTGGAAGAAGAGAATTGTACATGGTGACAGTTTCGTCTCTC